CGCATCATGATCTAGTTCTTTGTTTGAGCATGATCTTTTTCCGAAAACCGGTGTCCACTTTTCGGGATCATGCTCTCGCTATTCGCTATTTCGCGAACGGCGCTTCGAGCTCGCCGTCCCGATACTCCGGTGGATAGACGACCACTTGCTTGTGACCGGACAGATATTGATCGAGCCCGCTGCCTTGCACGTTCTGGAATTGCACCAGCAACATGCGTGCGGTCGCCCATTCGCCAAGCTCGTTGAACCGGACATCTCCGACGATCGTGTTGAACGCGTTGGCGTGAATGTAGCGGGCGAGCTTGTCGTCATCGAGGCTGCCGGTGGCCTTGATCGCCTGCTCCAGCACCTGCATCGCGGCGTAGGCAAACGGCGGCTGATAGAAGCCGAGCGGGTCGATGCCGGCGTCCTTGGCCTGCGCCTGATACGTCTTCAGGAACTGATCGATGCCGGGGAAATTCAACTTCTCGCTCGGGACATAAAGATGATAGTTCACGACGCGATTGAGCTTGTCCGAGAGCTGCTGCATCAGCGACGCATATTGCATCCCGACCATCGCCCCGCCGAACAATTGGGTCTTCAAGCCGATTTCGGTCGCGGCGCGCACGATACCGACGGAATCGGGCGGATAGGATGCGACCAGTGTGACATCCGGAGCGGTCGCCTGGATCGCGCGTACGATCGGCGTGAAGTCGACCGTGGCCGGCGGATAGGCGCGGTCGTACACGATCTTGAAACCGAACTTCTTCGCGTTCTCGCGCGCGCCGACGAGCACGTTGTTCGAGAATTCGGCGTCCGCTCCGACCAGCGCCACCGTCTTCGGCTCGGGCTTGAGCGACTTGGCGACCTCGAAGAAGTTGTTCGACAGCACGCCCCTGGAGTCCGGCCCGAACGGCGCACTCTGGAAGTAGCGTGGATACTTGAACTCGGCATTCGAGCCGAGTGCCAGCAACACCATGACGAGCTTCTTGCGCTCGATGATGAGCGGCATGGCCGCCACGATCAGGTTCGTGGCGGCACCCATCAAGAGATCGACCTTGTCGACGTCGACGAGCTTGGCATAAATGCCGGGAACGGTTGCGGCATTGGTCTGGTCGTCGTAGTAGACGAGCTGGACTGGGCGGCCAAGCAGTCCGCCCTTGGCGTTGATCTCCTCCGCCCAGATCTGCTGCGACAACAGATGGGCCTTGCCGGAGGAGGCGAGCCCGCCGGTCAGCGATACGCTGAAGCGCGGTGCCGATGACGCGCTCAGGAAGTTGTTCGGTGGGTTGCCATGCGGCGTGATACGCAGAGACACTGACTTCGAATTTGCCCCACTCCGTTGGGAGCAGATACTTCCCCCACCCGGAGTAGTGCTGGAGGTCTTCCGGTAATTGCCAAGGTCCATCGTACGTTTTCCATTGCCCAACAAGGAACAACTCTCCGGTACCGAGATGAATCGAGTCTCCGCCCGCGATTCGACGCCAGCCATACTGACCGCCTTCGACGGCAACGAACGGATCGACTTCGCCGACAGTGCTCATGAGCGCCGCGCCCGCGATTGCAACGTGATGTAGAGGCTGGCCGCGAGGGTCCATCTCTGCTCTGGTCATCGGTGTAGCAAGAGGCGTGCCTCTCAGCGCACGATCAGGCATGCTGCCGAATGTGGCAGCGATTACTTCTTCGCCAAGATGTCGCGAATCTCGGTGAGCAGCACGATTTGGTCAAGGCACGGCCGAATCTTGCCGAGGACCTCCGCGCACGGGGTCGGCGTGCAGGTCAGGTCCCCATCCGTCAGGATCGGGGCGGTATAGACGCAAAGGAGGGGGATGCCCGCCGGGACGCTCCTGCTCGCCTGCGCTTGGGTGAAGCCGCCTGAGTATTTCGGCTTTATCCCTGTGCCCGCATATACCGAGTACAGGATCTCGACGCCAGTAAAGGTGTATGGCGTGCTCGAGGCGGGGATCGTGGCCGTGATGCTCTGCTGCTGGAATGTCCACGCAGCCTGTACCCTGAGCGCGTCGATGGGATTGCCGCTTGCGTCTAGCGGTGCGATCCGTGCCTCGAACTTGGCGCTAGACGTTAGCGGGTTCAGGTTGTTGACTGAGGCAAGCGGCTCGGCCCCCGCGTTCCCGGTCCAGATGCCGACTGTAGCAGCGAGGGCAAACAAGCTCGTTAAGCGCATGTGGCATCCTTTCGATCCATCGTGCCGGTGGCATCCAGTTTCCGCAATGACCGCACGGTCCAAGACCTGAACGCTTGGGGCCGGGTTTGCTCAGGGCGTTACTGCCAAAATTGGCATCATCGGTTACCTTCTGCTCCCTTGACCTTCTCCACGGTTCTCATGGCTCCGAGCCCTAGAAGCCCTAGGAGCACTTGCATGGTGATGGAGGTATCAATCACCGGAAATAGGCCCTTGTAGCCCATCGTGAGGGCAATGAAGCGTGCTATGGGGTCGATTACAGCCACATAACCCAAGGCCAAACCGCATATCCAGCCGATGCAAGGTCTCCATCCAGCCACGAACCAATTGGTCGAAGCAGCCTCGATCTTGTTGATGTCGAGTTGCCCCTTGAGTAGGTCCGTTTCTGCGGCGAGTTTGGCTAGGTCCCCGGATTGCTGGAGTTTCGCCAGTTCTAGGGCCGCTTCTGCCTTCTTGGTGGGGTCGGGAATAAGCCTATCAATCAGCTTCCCGCCGAAATCAAAGAGAGAGCCTAGGCCGGCCAGATCCATCAGGGCTGGACCGCAGGAGGGACGGGAGGAGCCTGCTTGACGATGCGTCCGAGGAAGATCAGCGCGAGCATGATCCCCATGATGGTATGGAACCACTTGTCCGGCACATACTCCTTGAGCTGCGGGAAATTCTCGTAGGCGATAATGAGCGTTCCGGACACGGCTATCAGCCATGTTGAGAACCATCGCCATGCGGATTTTACGTCGTCAACGAGCTTTATCATGCGATATCTCCTGTAGAGTTACCTCGGATCGTGGCGATAATTCTCGTAGCTCTTTCCCCAACTTGCTTCGCCCACAAGGAAACGGAAAGATGATTCGCTACAACATTATAGTCGCCACCCTGAAATGCCTTGAGGGTATCGTGGAAATTGAGCAGCTTCCCCGTAGGTTGTTCATCCGAGGGTCCGACTCCCATATTGAATGCCATGTTCAGTAGAGCCGTGGACCGCGCATCATCAAGTTGTCCCCACCAAGGGAGGTACTTATCGAGTAATGCTGAGTGTTCCGCAATGTCATTGTCCAGAAGCGCAATCGCTTCAGCACGCGAAATTCCCTTGTCTGTGAGATTCCTGCCAATGCCGATAGTCAGTTTCCCCGATGTATCCGTATATGGCTTCAATCGCAACCCCTCGTCGCGGATTAATTGGTCACGGATATCGGCTAAATTCATTCGATTATCCCTATGCGTAGCGCTATGGCAACCGCTTCCACGGTAGTCTCAGCGCCCATCTTCGTGCGAATCTCATACGCCATTTGCCCGATGCGTGCTATGTCGCACTTGGGCGTAGTCATCTGCTTGAAGCGCTCGCCATTAGCCAATCTTTGCAAGATGTCCACCTGAAACCGCGTCAGCTTGTAAGGGCGTGTATCGCTGCGCGCTTTTCTCGGCAGGTAGAAATCGGTCATTTCGCACGGATAGGCCCGGTTGCCTTGCCCGCAGCGCGCAGGCATTTGGCAACTTCATCGTTCTTGATGTGCACGACATCGACGGGGGATTTAACCGTCGCCTTGGCTACGGCGGCGTCTCCCTTGGCCTCGCAGTCCTTTCTGATCTTGGCATCTTTCGGATCCTCTGCTGCGAACGCGGACAGGGCGATGAAGGCGAGTAGAGCGATGGCGAGTCTCATGTTTGCTCCAGTCCTAGTGTTTGAAATAATTTGTGATAAGCACTCCGATGATGCCTCCACCGAGGACCATACCCAGCCATATAAGGAACGTAAGAGCACTGCGCCCTTTGTTCTCCTTGATCCGAGTATCAACTCGCCCGTTGAAAGCGTCACCAGTGATAAGGGCTCCGAATGTCGTTGCCACAGCATCATTGATCTGACGCCTCTGTTCATCCGAGAATGCGACTCCACTCTGTCTCCTTTCCGTACCGCGCCACGAAGTGAGGTCATCGGCCTGGATCTGCTCTACGGCTTGCAAGCGCCGTTCATGATCGTTCCACCGGCCCTGCCATGCGTTCTCCAGAATGCGGACAGCGCGAGGCCAGATCCCGTCCTTCTGCGTAATCGGTATCGCATCACGCTCCTTGACCATAGGCCAC